AACTACGACGACATGACGCAGCTTTCCGTGCCGTCCACGCTCGGCTTCTCCAAGACCTCGGCTTGGAAGCTGAATGCGAAGGAACTGCGCGACGCGCTGCAAGAAGGTCGCCTCGGCGATGCCGCTAAGCAGAAGCTGGCGTCCGACATCAACCGTTCCGTTCTGAACGTCGCATCGAACCAGGGCACGCTCGTCGTTGCAGTCGCAGGCGCGGCTGGTGACTACGACGACGTAGCACTCTGCGATGCGATCATGAACGAACAGGGCGTGCCGGATTACGACCGCTACCTGGCGCTCTCGACCCGCGACTACAACGGACTGGCTGGCAACCTGGCGGTTGCGACTCGTTCGTTCGGTAACGCGAAGTCTGACCGCGCATACGAGCGTTCCTACGTCGGCATGGTTGCAGGTTTTGATACCTACAAGATGGACTACGCCAACCGTCTGGCCGCTCAGGCGACGGCTGTCACCATCGCAACCAACGGCGCGCAGGTGCGTTTCGTCCCGCGAGCAACCACGACCTCGACCGCGGGCGTTCTTAACGTGGACAACCGATACCAGACGGTAACGGTATCGACCACGGTCGGCGTGGTGGCAGGCGACTGCTTCACGATTGCTGGCATCGAAGCCGTGCATCAGATCACCAAGCAGTCGACGGGCCAGCCTAAGACCTTCCGCGTGATCTCGGTTGACAGCGGCACGACGATGACGATTTCTCCGCCGATGATTGGCGCGAACTCGTCTCCGACCGATGCTGAGCTTCAGTACAAGAACATCAACGTGGCCAGCACCTCTGCTACCGCGTCGATCAACTGGCTGAACGACAACGCCTGCAACGTCAACCCGTTCTGGTTCAAGAACTCGATCGAGCTGCTCCCGGGCCGATACGCAGTTCCGACCGACAGCGGCGCGGCGGTCATGCGTGCAAGCACGGACCAGGGCATCGAGCTGGTGATGCAGAAGTTCTACGACATCGACACCATGACGATCAAGTATCGTCTGGATACGCTGTACGGGGTCGTCTGCACCGCGCCCGAAATGGCCGGCGTGCTGATCTTTGGTCAGTAATGACTGAATAGAGAGGGGCGGCGCAATGCCGCCCTTTCTCTTTAGGAGCATTTATGCCGTTGAAGAAGGGCTACAGCCAGAAGTCGATCAGCTCGAATATCTCGAAAGAGATGAAGTCGGGCAAGCCGCAGAAGCAGGCGATCGCAATCGCGCTCGAGACTGCGCGCACCGCAGCGAAGAAGGCGGGCAAGCCGTCGAAAGCACCAAAGAAGGGGAAATGATGTATCCGCGCCACGTTTACTGCTCGCCTGGTCCGTATCAGAAAACGTCCAGTCACCCTACTTGGGGCTGCAAGTCGGTCGAGAGCGAGGAAGAGCTGGCAGAGGCGCTGGCATCGGGTAAATGGTTTGAGTCGATTGCGGAGGCGTGCGAAGCCGCGGGCGAAGCCGCCTACCCGCGCCTGCGCGGGCGGATGCGCTCGATTGCTCTGCGCAAGCGGCGCACGTATGCTTTGCCTAGTGACGACGCACCGCCGTCGCGAGGGGAGATTGAGCAACAAGCGCGCAAGCTGGGTATACGCTACAATGCGCGAACGGCAGATAAGATACTGCTAGCGCGCATTAGCGAGGTCATGCGGCATGGCGTACACGAAACGGCAATTCGTTGAGGCGGCACTAACCGAGATTGGTTTAGCGTCTTACGTTTTCGACATTCAGCCCGAGCAGCTCGAGTACGCACGGCGTCGTCTAGACGCCATGATGGCGGACTGGAACGGCAAGGGCATTCGCCTCTCGTATCCGATTCCGTCAACGCCCGAGCAGGGCAGTCTGGCAGAAGAAACCAACGTCCCCGACAGCGCTAACGAGGCGGTTATTCTCAACCTCGCCGTGCGCCTGGCGCCGTCGTATGGCAAGCAGATCATGCCGGACACCCGGATGATCGCTAAAACCGCCTACGACACCATCCTACAGCGCGCCACCGCGCCGATTGAGCTGCAATTCCCCGATACGCTACCGTCCGGCGCAGGTAACAAATACTGGCGCGATGCGGACGATCCTTTCATGCCAACCCCGGTCGATCCTGTCGAGACAGGCCCCGAGGGCATTCTGGAGTTCAACTGATGCCGCAGATTATTAACCTGTCTCCCATCGGCGAGGTTCTCCCAGGCGATAGTCTGCCGATCTTCGACGAGTCGAACGGCGATACGCGGCGGGTGTCGGTGAGCCAGCTCTCGACATATATGGAGAACACGCTCTCGCTGCCCGATAACGCCGCCGATATCGACTACGATCCGGCAGGCACGGGGGCGGTGCAGAGGAGTGTGCAGAGTAAGCTGCGGGACGTGGTGTCGGTAAAGGATTTTGGGGCAGTAGGTGATGGCGTTACGGATGACACCGCGGCTATTCAGGCGGCGATAACAGGCTGCATGGCATCTGGCAAAGCGTTGTATGTCCCGACCGGATCGTATTTGTTGCAATCACAACTCTCGGTCAACATAAACAACGATCCGATTTCACGCGGCTTTAAGATGTACGGCGAGGGTGAGAACTCTAAGTTCATCATAAATCACACCGGCACCGGGCTATTGATTAGCTGCGTCCCTTCTTTCCAGCTTTTCAAGGCGTTGATTGAAGATCTTTATTTTACCGATGGCGCATTACATCCTGCGCGAATGATTCACAACAATGGGGCTGTTAATACCGTCATCTCCAACTGTTACTTTATAGATGCAACCGTGACAGTTGGCTGCGTTGTTAATGACAACGCCTATGGATTATCTTTGCAAGGGTGTGCGTTTGTTCGAGTCGTTGGCACCGGCGTTTTATACGCGCAGACAGGTTCTCTCGCCACCTATAGTTATGTCAACTCAATCATTGATTGTGATTTTACCGCACTGAGCGTAGGGATCGCGATTCAAGGCGTGAACAGCCTATATGTCGCATCTACCGTTATCGAGGAGTGTACGGCGGTCGGCGTTTACGCCAACCCAATCGCCAACAGCACCTTCGCATTCAATATAACCTTTGATGGTTGCTGGTTTGAGCGCAACGCGGTTTATGACTTGCAGTTGCTTTCTAACATAAACCATTGGTGCGAGGCTAGCATCCGCAGCACACAATTCAGCGGACCAATCCCAGGCAGCCCAGATCCTTGCCGTATTGAGCTTGGGGCTAAGTCGAAAGTCACGATTGATGGCTGCATAGCAGAAGGCAACACCGTGGTTGTTTCTGGCTCTGCCAATGCCAGCGCAATATTGATTCGTTCGACGAACTTCTCACAATCCGGTTCGTTTAACTGGACATCTATCGGTGAGGCAGGGATCACAACGACTGTTCCAATCACAACCACCAACGCCGCAGGCACTAAATCCACACAAATCCTGTCAGAAAAAGGAGTAGTAGTTGACCCGGCTTCAGGAACGGCCACGACTGCATTCGCCGTGACTGCTGGACGGTACGAGGTCGCTGCATACGTTATTTTAGGCGCCGGAACTCCCGCCGCGTATGCGGCTTTTGCAACAGTCATCTGCGACGGGGTTGCCGCAAGAATTTCAGCAAATAACGGCACAGACCTTACTTTGACGCTCAGCGGATTGAATGTTCAAGTACGACAGACCACTGGCACGACGAACTCTGTGCAATGGTCTTACACAAAGCTGGCCTTAATATGATCCAACGCCACAAGTCAGGCGCCAAACCATGACAATTAAAAACCTCCTCAACTCCCGCACCATCCAGTTCTCTATCGCACTGGCGGTGCTGAGCGTTCTGCAAGGCTTCGTTTTCCATTTACCGCTCCCGCCCGCCGGCCAGGCGTTCGTCGGGTGCATGATTGCCATTGCTGTCGTGGTGCTGCGCGCGATCACGACGATGCCATTGAAGGAGCGCTAGACCGTGGGTGACCAGATCGATCCTATTAAGTTCGGCCTGCTGATCGGGCAGGTAAAGACGCTTGAGGCGCAGGTCGAGGACTTGCAGAAGGACGTTAAGGAGCTCCTCGCGCTCGCCAATCGCAGTCACGGCGGGATCTTCGCCGGCATGGCGATTGCGTCAGCGCTCGGCGGTCTGGGTACTTGGCTCATTAACCATCTGGTGAAGTAAAAATGCCGACGATCAACAAGCTCCCGCTGCTCGATACCATCTCTGGCGGCGACCAGCTCCCCGTCTACTCTCCAAGCGCAGGCGATGCGCGGAGGATGTCGATCAATTCGCTGGCGGACTACATGCAGGACGTAATAACGCCAGACAACGCCGCGAACATCACCTACGACCCCGCTGGCACCGGCGCCGTCTCTCGCACCGTGCAGTCGAAGTTGCGTGATGTTGTGAGCGTCAAGGACTTTGGGGCGGTGGGGGATGGAGTAACGGATGACACCGCGGCGATTCAAGCGGCGTTGAACACCGGAAAAAATGTCGATCTCGTGGGCGGTCAGTATAAAGCCAACAACCTAACACTCTCGACTAATGTTCAGTCGCTTATCAGTTCGCAAGGCTTCGCAAGGGTCACCAAAAACGCAAACGGACCTATTTTGACCGTCAGCGCAAACGACGCCTTATTACAGAACATCGGATTTCGTGGCGACGCCGCGACGCCCGTTTATACCGGCGACAACGTGGTAGTCACTGGAAACAATGTCCACATTCTGAATTGCGGATCTCGGTGGGCTTACGCTCGGGCGCTTAAAGTTTCAGGCAACGGGCCTGTCGTCAGTGGAAGTGGAGATATCTGGCAAACCGCAGACGCAACAGCGACAGGCTACGACATCGAACTCGCAAACGCCTCGTCCGTTATTCAGTATCCGCAGTTATCGAACATCACCAGCAGCCAGTCTACAGGCGGCATCCTGCTGACCAACACAGGATCTCACGTGTTGGCAGGCGGACAGATTGGGAAGCTCACGATTAACACCGCGGGCGGACCTCCTGCTGGCACCAATGGCGGCATGACTACAAACATGCGGATCTTAGGCGACGTAACAATCAGCCAAAGCACCGCCAGATTTAGCGGCAATCAATTTGCCGCTGTTGCGATCACTGTCGCCGCCGCGACAACGGGCGTCGAAATAGATCAATCAAATTCTTTTCAAACTGGATCGACGCTCGTCAACAACGGCAACGCAAACAACCTGTTTATCCGAGAAATATCTGGGGGCAGTTTCAACTCTTTGAAATTTGGGGCTGACTCCAGCAATGCCATCATGGATGTCTACAGCGGCAATGGAGATACCGGCCAGTTTGGCTTCAGAAACGGAGTCTGGATTGATAACAACAAAGTTTATAGCGCGAAAGATTCTGGCGGGACGCTGCAAAACATAGCGTACATTTCTACGGGGAATGCCAACTTTTTAGCCAACGCCAACGGCGACACGGTGTTGAATGCGGGCACGCTAGCCGTTCTTGCGACTGGAGGGACGGGTCGATGGGGCGTGGAATCAACTGCGCTGTATCCTCGTGCCGACAACGCTTACAGCTTGGGGTTGGGATCTTTTCGCCCAACGGTTATCTACGCCGTATCTGGCACGATCAACACGTCGGACGCTCGCGAAAAGCAACAGGCGCGCACGCTGTCGGATGCAGAACATGCTGTCGCTGTTAAGTGCAAAGGATTGGTCCGCGCGTTCAAGTGGAACGACGCTGTTGAGAAAAAAGGCGCCGGCGCCCGCACTCATTTTGGGGTTATGGCTCAGGATGTGCAGCGCGTCTTTCAAGAAGAAGGGCTAGATCCGAGCGAATACGGACTTTTCTGCTATGACGAGTGGGACGAGCAGGCGCAGATCACCGATTTAGACAGCGAAGGCAACGAGGTTGTCTTGCAGGAGTATCGTCCCGCAGGCAATCGTTATGGCGTTCGATACGACGAGCTTCTAGCATTCATCATTGCGGCGCTTTAATAATGCCCTCGCGAGCACTCATGCTAAACTTTCCTCACCTCTCTGGAGTCTGACATGTACAACATCCAGTTCACCCAACGCGACAAAAGCAACCAGGTCGTGACGCCTGCTGCGACGAGCGCGAGCGTCACCGTCAACAGCCAAGACCGCGCGGTTCGGCTCGTGAACACCGGCGCCAATATCTGCTACGTTCGCATCGGCGAGGGCTCGCAGACGGCGACGACGGCGGACATTCCCGTGCGATCTGGCAGCGAGATCATCGTCCGCAAGCGGGTTGGCGACGTGACGGTGGCGCATATCAGCGCGGCGGGCACGACGCTCAACATCGCGACGGGCGAGGGCGGCGTGTGAAGAAAGATCCGCGTCTTGCGCGGGCAGGCGTCGAGGGCTACAACAAGCCGAAGCGCACGCCCAACCATCCGACGAAAAGCCACGTTGTCGTGGCCAAGTCGGGCGACCAGATCAAGACGATCCGCTTTGGGCAGCAGGGCGTGAGCGGCTCGCCGAAGCGTGAGGGCGAGAGCGCGGCGGACAAGGCGCGACGGGCGTCGTTCAAGGCGCGGCATGCTAAGAACATCGCAAAAGGTAAAATGAGCGCAGCGTGGTGGGCAGATAAGCAAAAATGGTAAAGAAATCAGGACTTTACGAGAACATACGCCGCAAGCGCGAGCGGATCGAAGAAGGCAGCGGCGAGAAGATGCGCAAACCCGGCACGAAAGGCGCGCCAACCGCTGCGGCGTTCAAGGCTGCGGCTAAGACGAAGAAGAAGTAATGCAGATTCCCATCGCCTCCGGCATCTACACGGACACGTCACCGGCTATACGCACGTCGTATCCGGTCAACATGGTCCCGGTGCCGGTGGATTCGGGCATTTCCGAGGGCTTCCTGCGCCCAGGCGATGGCATCGTGCAGAACGGCACCGGACCCGGCATCGACCGTGGCGGGATCTCTTGGAACGGCGTCTGCTACCGCGTCATGGGGACGAAGCTCTGCTCGATCGCATCGAATGGCACGGTGACGGTGCTGGGCGACGTGGGCGGCACGAACCTCGTGACGTTCGACTACAGCTTCGACCGCTTAGCGATCGCGAGCAACAACAACCTCTTCTACTGGGACGGCACAACGCTAACGCAGGTCACCGACCCCGACCTCGGCGTTGTGCTCGATGTCGCGTGGATCGACGGGTATTTCATGACGACGGACGGCACCAGCCTGGTCGTCACCGAGCTGACCGATCCGACCGCCGTCAACCCGCTGAAGTATGGCAGCTCCGAGATCGACCCTGACCCCGTGGTGGCGCTTCTGAAGCTGCGAAACGAAATCTACGCGCTCAACCGCAACACCATCGAGGTGTTCGAGAACGTCGGCTCGGAATTCTTCCCGTTCCAGCGCATCGAAGGTGCGCAGATCCAGAAGGGCGTCGTCGGAACGCACGCCTGCTGCGTCTATGTCGAAACGATCGCGTTTCTCGGCAGCGGGCGGAATGAAGCGCCCGGCATCTATCTCGGCGTGAATGCGACCGCCACGAAGATCTCGACGCAGGAGATCGACGACCTGCTGCTCGACTACACCGAGACGCAGCTTGCGGGCGTCAAGCTCGAGGCGCGCAACGACCGCAGCCACCAGCATCTCTACATCCATCTCCCCGACCGCACGCTTGTTTACGACGCGGCGGCCTCGCAAGCGGCTGGCGTGCAGGTGTGGTTCTGTCTTGCCTCGACCATCGAGGGCTACGCCCAGTACCGCGCGCGCAGCTTTGTGTGGGCGTACGACCGCTGGCTGACAGCTGACCCGCAGTCAACGGCGGTGGGCTATCTCGACCAGTCGACGAGCGCGCACTGGGGCTCGAAGGTGCGCTGGGAGTTCGCGACGCGAATTGTCTACAACGACTCGCGCGGCGCGTTGTTCAACATGCTGGAGCTGGTATCGCTCACCGGTCGCGTCGCTCTCGGCAAGAACCCGCCAATCTCGACCAGCTACAGCGTCGACGGGCTCAACTGGTCGCAAGATCGCGTCGTTCAGGCCGGCACCGTCGGCAACTACACGAAGCGCCTCGTCTGGTTCCAGCAGGGCCATATGCGCAACTGGCGCGTGCAGCGATTCCAAGGCGACAGCGACGCGCATCTGGCGTTTGCGCGCCTTGAGGCGACGCTCGAGCCGTTGGCGTACTGATGGCAATCACGGGAAAGCTCATCAAGCGGCTGACGCGTGATCAGCTCGCGACGTTCCTGAAGAACCAGGAGCAGATCAAGGCGTTCGAGGGGCTCTTCGACGCGGCGGAAGTTGCCTCGCCCTCGACCATTGATGAGGTGTCCAACGCCGCCGACAACGCCCAGGCGTCCGCCGACTCGGCGCTGGCGCAGATCCAGATGATTAACGACCGCGAGGGCACCGTCCTCCGCATGATCGTGCTCAATGGCACGCCCACGCTGATACCGAAAGGCACCGCCGTTGGCTTTATCGGCGCTAACGGCAGCAACCGCATCAAGGTCGCGCCTTACCTAGCGGACGGCAGCACGGACAGCTTGTACTTCGTTGGCCTCGCGACGCAGGACATCCAGCCAAGCGCGCAGGGTTACGTCACGCTCTACGGGCGCATCGTTGGCATCAATACGTCAGGCGCACCGTATGGTGAGACGTGGGCGGCGGGCGACATTCTCTGGGCTTCGCCTGCCACCGCTGGCGGCATGACGAACAGCAAGCCCACCGCGCCGGACAACGTGATCTCGGTCGCGGCGGTGCTCTACGCAAGCACGACCATCGGGCAGGTGATGGTCCGCCCGACTATCAGCTTGCAGGAATACTATGGCGAGTTCACCAAGACGACGACGCAGACGCCTGCGGTCGCGGGCGACGAATATCTCGTGACGTGGGACAACACCGAGATCAGCAACGGCGTCGTCATCGGCTCGCCGTCGAGCAGGCTGGTCGTGCCGGCGTCTGGGCTCTACCAGGTAAGCGTGACGCTTCAGTTCGCCTGCACCGTCGGCGCCAAGCGCGAGGCGGTCGGGTACTTCAAGAAGAACGGCACGGACGTTGCCAACAGTTCGCGCTACCAGACCATCGACATCAACAACGGCTACACGGCGCTGGTGCTGACCGAGTTCTTCTCGCTCGCCGCGAACGATTACATCGAGGTCGGCTTTGGCGTTCTGGGCGGCGTAAACTTGAGTCTCTCGCCGATTGCAGCGACTGCGAATTTCCCTGGGGCGCCGAGCGCCGTCGCAACCGTTCTACAGGTGCAACAGTAATGGCGACTAACAATACCGTTCTCGTCGAGTCGAAGTACGTCGAGAACATCCAGACGAATCAGTACATCGCGAATGGCGTCAAGACGACCATCCTGTCGGTGACGCTCAACAACTCGGGTTCGTCGGGCGCGTTCGTCA